GCGGAAGTTACGGAAATCCCAACTATGGCGTTAATGGCTGGTATCAGAGTAATTCCGATGGCTACTCCGGTTATCCCGGATATCCTTCTGAGTTCATGAACCGCAGTTACTGCGGCGATCCGTATTATAGCCCCGAATACTCAGATCGTGGTCGTGGCTACAGTCGTCACAGCATCAGCGACCGTGCGGTATCCTGTCTCGAAAAGCTCTTTGACACATCCGCTTCCGATTATGAGAAGCAGGAATTGAAAAAGTACATTTCGATGATTCGCGCCGCCGGTATGAACGACTAAGTAAAAACGAGAGAGCCTTGGGGTCATCCTCAGGGCTCTCTTTTTAATATTGCAGGAAAGTGAGGGCTGAATATGACTCAAGAAACAAACGACTATCTGGCCCATCACGGAATCAAAGGCCAGAAATGGGGAGTCCGGCGCTATCAGAATCACGATGGTTCGCTGACTGCTGAAGGCCGTAAACGCAGAGGAATCCCCGAAAAAGAAAGCGGCTTAAAGAAACTAGTAAACAGCCGTAAAGAGAAGACGGCCGAAAAGAAAGCAGAAAACGCGGCGAATCGTCACGAGAATCTGAAAAAATACGTAAGAGAACACCCGAAACAGCTTTACAAGAATCGCACGGAGTTTACAAAACAGGAAATTGACGATCTTGTAAAAACGATAGAAGAAGATAAAAAACTAAAGGATATTCGCGATGCTGAAGTCCAAAGACAGTGGAATAAAGTTCAGAATGTCGCTAATAATCTTGGAAAAGTGAAGCAATTGGCCGAAAATGCGAAAGGCGTATACAATCTGGCGTGCGAAGTCAATAACAGTCTTGTTGATTCCGGAACGTTCAAGAATGGCAAGAAGATGCTGAAGATAGGCGAGAGACCAGAAGAAAAGAAAGACACCTGGTTTGATGATAATCTGAAAGCGAACAATTTTGAAGCGCTTCTGAATAATAAAGAAAAGTTAACGAATACTCAGCTTACGGATATTAATAAGCGGAAAACGCAGCTTGATCTGCTTGACAAGAACTTCGGATCCAGTGCGACGTATCAGGGCAAACATCTGAAGCACTGCCTGGATCTTCGGGTCGGCGATCTGGCAGTAGGATAAAAAGAGGAAATAAATTTATGGCGTTATCGAATACCGCTGTACCAAAGTACTACGGCGCATTTCGAGACGCCGTATTACGTGGAGAGATCCCGGTAAACAGGGAAGTCTCTATGCAAATGAATTTGATCGACAAACTGATAGCTGATCCTCGTTTTTATTACGACGACACGGTTATGGAAGGTTGGATCAAATTCTGTGAGTCTGAACTCACATTGACTGATGGCGGCGACCTGACACTTTTGGACTCGTTTAAGCTGTGGGCGGAAGACATCTACAGCTGGTTTTATTTCATCGAAAGAAGTGTGTGGGTTCCCAATCTGGTCGGCAGTGGAGGACACTTTGAAATCCGGAAGATTAAGAAACGTCTTCGCAACAAGCAGTATTTAATTGTGGGACGCGGCGCTGCGAAGAGTGTTTACTGTACCTGCGTTCAGGGTCACGGATTAATCATTGATCCAGAAGCTACCGATCAGATTGTTACCGCCCCAACGATCAGACAATCTGAGGAGACTCTTTTACCATTAAAGATCGCGATCGCCAGAGCAAAAGGTCCTGTTCTGAAATTTATGACAGAAGGATCTTTGCAGAACACAACCGGCAACAAAGCAGATCGTGTCAAGATAGCCCCAACCAAGAAGGGTATTGAGAACTTTATTACGAACAGTATCCTGGAGTCTCGCCCGATGCGAATCGATAAGCTTCAGGGCGCAAGACCGAAGTATGCGACGGTTGATGAATGGCTCTCTGGTGACACGAAAGAAGATGTTGTTGGTGCTATTGAACAGGGGGCTGCGAAGGTTGATGACTGGTTGATTGTTGCGACAAGTTCTGAGGGAACTGTTCGAAACGGACCCGGCGACACAATCAAAATGGAACTGATGGAGATCCTGAAAGGGGACTACGTCAATCCGCATGTGTCGATTTGGTGGTATAAGCTCGACGACATTAAGGAATTGAACAATCCATCGATGTGGATCAAGGCAAATCCAAATCTTGGAGCGACCGTGAGTTACGAAACCTATAAGGTTGAGTTGGAACGTGCCGAAAAGAACCCGGCCGTTCGAAACGATATTCTCGCGAAACGATTTGGCATTCCGATGGAGGGTTATACGTACTTCTTTACTTATGAAGAAACGAAGCCCTGCCGGACGCAATACTTTGACGGAATGCAGTGTGCGCTTGGGTGCGACCTTTCTCAGGGAGATGACTTCTGTGCGTTTACATTCCTGTTTCCGTTACCTGGAAGAGGCTATGGCGTTAAAGCGAGAAGCTATATTACGTCCTATACCTTCCAGAAGCTTCCAAGGGCTCTTCGAAGCGAATATGATAAGTTCATTCGCGAAGGCAGCCTGATTGTTATGGAATCAACGGTTCTGGACATCGGAGAAGTTTATGAGGATCTCTATCGTCACATAGAAGACAGAAAGTATAACGTTCTGTGCCTTGGTTACGACCCTTATAATGCTCCTGTGTTTATCAATCGTTGGGAAATGGACTATGGGCCGTATGGAATTGAAAAGGTTCCGCAGGGTGTAAAAACGGAATCCGTGCCGCTTGGCGAACTGAAAATCCTTGCCGAGAGACGCGAATTGCTGTTCGATGAGCAGATTATGTCGTTCTGTATGGGAAACTGCATCACGATGGAAGACACGAACGGCAACCGTAAACTCCTTAAAAAGCGCCGTCAGGAGAAGATTGATAACGTATCTGCCCTGATGGATGCTTATGTTGCATATAAAGCGAATAAAGATATGTTTGAGTAAAATTGGTGATGCTTATGGGCAATTATTATATTGGAAACGATGAAAATGGAGAATTGAGTATTTTTCATGCTGATATATCATCTCGGCGTAGACGTACGCATAAGTATCTTGCAAAAATAGGCGAGGGCCGTAATGCTAGATATTTTTATACACAAGAAGCGTTGATGGCATATCTTAGAGGAAATTCACAAAATAATGCGAAAAATGTAAGCACCAGAAGCATTAGTAATTTATGGAAGCCTCAATGGGAACATACGTATCTCGGTGCAAACCCGCTAACTATAGATATCGAAGCCACGGCGGCGGCCGGAGCTCCGTCATTCGTAGTGAATTTTTGGAAAAAAAAGAAACGGAAAGCGATGGATGCTTTATATAATGAGTTAACATTGCTTGATGATAAATCTGGTCATCAACAAAGATTGAGAACCCATACGAAAAATATTAGCGGCAATGCAAAAAGTGTTTACAGGCGAGGTAAAGGTCTAGGCTCTAATTCTCCAGCTTTTGATGGCGACGGCGAACAATTTCCAGTTACAAATAAGCAAAAAATAGATAAAATTAAAGTAAAGCTGCACAAAACAAAATTAAGTGCTATTAAAACCACTAAAGAACAATATGATATAATTAAAAAATATGCTAAAAAAGCCATCACTAAGTTTTTTGAAAGAGAAGATTAAATAATGGTGCGAGTCCGCTTCGTTTGGCGGGCTTTTTTATTTTTACTAAAACGAGGTGATATCTTTGAATGACTACATCATCTCTGTAGATGAGAATGGTTCTCCATATTTGGAGCACTATGGCGTCCTTGGAATGAAATGGGGCGTTAGACACGATCGTCGCGGAGCCTATCAGAAGGCTACAAGAAAACGTGATAAACTTCAGGCGAAAGCAGAAAAGAAGCAGGCAAAAGCTGATTCAGCAAGACAGAAGGCCCGCAAAACTCGTTATGGTATAACCGATGCGGGAAGAACTGTGTGGGAGAATAGACAGATTAAAGCCGGGCGTAAGCAGAGAAAGGCAGACAGGGCGACAAGAAAAGCAGAAAAGTGGATGAATGCTATGGAGAAAACATTCGCTGGCATTCCGCTTTCCGAACTTGAATGAGGTAACGTGTTATGGACAGAGATTACATCATCGCTTTTGATGAAAACGGGGAACCTTACATAGCGCATGCTCTTGGTTCGCGTCTAAGCGGCGCTGCGTCTAATGTAAGAAGAGCTGGATCTCGATATCTTATGAAGATCCAAACCAAGTATGGAAACAGATATTTCTATACACCGCAGGAAGTTCAGGCATATCAGAGAGCCAAGTCTGGTGTTAAGAAAGCTGCAGATTCTGCTAAGTCGACTGTTAATAGTACTAAAAAGCAGGTAAATCAGACAGTAAAAACGCTGAAAAGTGATTTGAAGAAGCGCCAGACATGGAAGAATGCTGAGAAAGAAGCCGCGTCCCCGCTAAAAGATGTTAAACAAATAGATAAAGGTTGGTATCAAGGTCGTATTGAAACAGCTGCCGAAAGCGCATATGACAAGAAATATGCCGAAGCAACCAAGAAAACATACGATAAGACAAAGCTTGGTAAAGCCGAGAATGCTGCCAAGTCGGCTGCCGAACGTATGAAAGAAGAATTCCGGAAGAAAAAAGAAGACGTTAAGGACAAGCTCGGTTATGATGAAAGAGATGCCAAGTCTGCCGTAAATAATACTAAAAAGCAGGTAAATCAGACAGTAAAAACGCTGAAAAGTGATTTGAAGAAGCGCCAGACATGGAAGAATGCTGAGAAAGAAGCGGATTCGAATCTTAAACCATTACGGAGTTCTCCAGATTCTAGGTTAAAGCGTGACGAGACCAAAGAGGAGGATGCTTACGATAAAGCTTTTGCTGCAGCAACCAAGAAAACATACGATAAAACGAAGCTTGGTAAAGCCGAGAATGTTGCGAAAGATAAAGCAAGTTCAGCGATACAATCTATTAAGGAACAGGTAAAGAATCTGATTCCAGGAGCTAAAGTGAATGGAAATAAGTTGGTTATGCCGAGCGGAAATGAAATAACTATTCCTGAACAGTTTATTACTGAACAAATAATTCCTGAATCATTTATCGAAGAACAAATAATAAAAGAAAAGAAGATTGAAGAAAAGAAATCAAAATAATTCCTCGGGAGGTAGATACCCATGCCAACGCTGATTGAGCGGATACAAAAAGGCTGGAATGCCTTCCGCAACAAGGACCCCACGCCAAGGGAAAATCAAAATACTTTTTATTACAGCTCAAGCTCAACCTATAGACCGGATCGCAGAAGACCAAGTATCGGAAGCGAACGGTCTATTATTATGCCACTTTTGAACCGGATCGCAGTGGATGCCTCTCAAATCGGCATTCGCCACGTCCGTCTGGATGATCAGAAACGCTACAAGGAAGACATTGATGACGAACTCAACAGTCTCTTCACTCTGGAAGCGAATCTGGATCAGTCTGCTCGCGAATTTCTCCAGGATATTTACGCATCTCTTCTTGATGAAGGCTATATCGCGATTTGCCCGATTGTTGCAGATATCAACTACGCGACGATGGCGGTAAACAAGATAAAGTCAGCACGAGTTGGAAGAATCAAAACCTGGTATCCGCAGGAAGTGGACGTGGAACTCTATAACGAGTGGACCGGTCAAAAGGAAACCGTACGATTTGCCAAAAGTCTGTGCGTCATTATTCAGAATCCATTCTATGAGATCATGAATGCTCCAAACTCTCTGATGATGCGGCTCAGACGGAAACTTGCCCTTCTCGACCAGATCGACGAGAGGACGGCTTCCGGCAAGCTCGACATGATCATTCAGCTCCCGTACTCAACACGCCATGAAACGCAGAGAGAACGCGCTGAGGAGAGACGCCGCGATCTGGAAGTCCAACTGTCCGGATCAAAATACGGCATTGGTTACATTGACGCATCTGAAAAGGTAATTCAGCTCGGCCGTTCGATCGATAACAATCTGGCGTCTCAGATTGACGGACTTACCAAACAGCTTCACGATCAGCTTGGCGTCAGCGCTGAAATTCTCAGCAACAGCGCCAGTGAGAGCAACGAACTGAATTACACAAACAATATTATCGAACCGCTTGTGACAGTTCTGGTTGAGGGAATTCGTCGTAAGTGGCTAACACCAACTGCCCGTTCTCAGGGTCAGTCCATCATGTTCTTCAAGGATCCGTTCCGTTATCTGACAGTGAACAACGTCGCTGATGTTGGCGATAAGCTTCTGCGTAACCAGATCTTGACATCCAACGAGATGAGAGGAATTCTCGGCTTCAAACCTTCCGATCAGGAGGGCGCTGACATGCTGATGAATCCGAACATGCCGATTGACATGCAGGGGAACATGCTGCCGACAGAAGAGAATGCTGACGATGTTTCGACAGATGAAACAGAAGAAACTCCTGTCGACGAGGAACCCGAAGAAGACATCATGCAGCAGTTGGTTTCCGAACTTCCTGACATTGGCGAAGAAAATCAAAATGGAAGTTAAGAGTAAGATGAATACAGGAGGTCACAACGATCATGCCAAAGTATACAGGCTATGATTTCTGCGGCTGGGCCACCAGGAATGATCTCCGGTGCAGTGACGGCCGCACAATAAGACGTGACGCATTTGCCCATCAGGACGGAGCCAAGGTTCCGCTTGTATGGGGTCACAATCACGAAAGCCCTGAGGCAGTTCTCGGACACGGTTTCCTTGAGAACAGACCTGAGGGCGTTTTCTTTTATGGCTATTTCAACGACAGCGATCTGGCGCAGGCTGCAAAACGCGATGTTCTCCACGGTGATGTAACATCCCTTTCCATCTGGGCCAATCAGCTGAAACAGAAGGCCGGAGACGTGCTTCATGGATCCATCAAGGAAGTCAGCCTCGTTCTCGCCGGTGCCAATATGGGTGCTCAGATTACCTATCCGGTAGTTGTTCATGGTGAAGACGCCGAGACGCTGAAGGATGAAGCA